ATGGAAGGTCTTCGCACTCGAATAACATCTGAAATTGTTGATCGTTCTCCTTTAACCACTGAAATAAATAATCTAACAATCCCATGATTTCGTACTTCAAATATACATCTAATAACGCATTTACACTAAATGGCATGGACTATGCGGGATTTTTCAACGTTGAAGATGGTGTTGCTTATACTGAACGCAAAAAAGGCACAACATCAGAACAACTTGTTCCAAAAAATACGTTCATTGCGGATTTTTATCTCAATAAAATGGAATTCGATAATCAATTTGATTCCATCGCGGAAGTATCCAATGTAACTGCCAACGCTTTTGATATTCTCAATAAAGTTGAGATTGAGAGATTATTATCTATCATCAATCAAAATAATCTTAACATGATTGTTTTCAAATCTTTGGTAGTTAATAACCCACAGATTATCAATTTCACAGAAAACGATTCTCATTATTACGGATTGTCATCCACTATTGTTGATATGAGAAATGATGATATCATGCTTGGGAAGAAAAACATCTCTCAGATTGACCCATTCCGCAATGAGATTGAATGGGCATTTATCGAAAAAATTAAATATGGCGCATTATTTGTAAAATCTGATCAAACGTTCAAATACCTATGTTCAACTGGTTTCGAACTTTATACTCTCAAGGGATCATTCATAGATGAGGGGTATATTGAATACTCCATTCAGGAATTGGAAATTCCCGAAGAGATATATGGAATCGATTACGATGAATTTGAAAACAAAATTACTATCGTCGTGCTTGATGATTTAAAAGTTTATGATGCCATCAATTATATTGAATGTGATACTTTAGTATTAATTGATTCTATCAAATTAGGTGATGTTGATTCTGAAATTCTCACTTGGGGAACCCAAAAAGCATATAAAAATTTAATAGGTAAATGGAATCGAAAATTTTATAATATCACAAAATATTCTACAGAATTTATACATTTTGGTAATAATTACCGAACATCCATTGAGGGTAACATCCTTACTCTCAGGAATAAATATTCAACCGAAAAATTTATTGACTATGATTTAAAATCCCTTGGTATAGATCAACTATTGAATATTGATATTAGAGTTATTGATGATTGTATTCTCATCTTGCATAAAAAATCTGAAAAATTTCATATAACATTCTTCGATCCTCTTGATATGGAGAACAGTTTATTTGATCGAGAAATTTTCGAGTTCAATGATAGTGATAATTACAGAATTTCGTTTTCAACATATGATTCAAACGTGTTTTATTTGAATAGTACCGCTCAATCTCATGCTCGTATGATTTCTAACCCCACATATCCAGTAGGACAACTTCGAGAAAATAATTTGAAATATGTGAAAAAAGAAACATTTAGTAATTATTTACAAAAATTCGGTGATGGGATATTAAAATGGAACTCAGTAGCAATGGATTCCAATTTTTACACTAATTACATGTTCGATAGTATTACCAAATCAGATAAGAATTATATTTTTCTTCTAAATTCTGGTAGAATTTATCCAATTCGCCAGAATATAGTAGATTCATATTTTTCATCCATTCCCTTGGATTTGGTTAAAACATACGACGGTATCCGTTGTTCGGATACATCTTTTGGGCTGTTTTTAAACAGAACCATTTCGTATATTTTGAAAGATATGCTAATATTATACACCAAAGCCACCAATTCTTATTCAATTGATAAAAATGATGTGTTTTTGAATAAAATTCGGGAAATTACATACGATACAAACAATTTGTATATGAATGGGAATGAGACGATCAATGTTTTGATGTTACAACGAATTTTAACACTGTTGTCAGACTTGCAAAAACAATTAATCGCTAACTTAACACCGCAATGATGAATTACCAATCCCTGACGATTTATTAAATAATTTAAATATCATTATCCAACACATGATGAAATTATTGTCAACAATTTTCATCCATGGAGATAAATAACAATATGGCTTTACCAGACTTAACCAATTTATTTGTTGCTGATAGTTATATGGGTGTTCTACACACCGCAAATGTTCCGTTGCAAGCAACAAACCTAGCACATATTTATGACGGGTTGGGTAACAAATCTTCTTTAAGATTAAATTCTGATGGAAACGGTGCGACTGTTAATGGAGGTTTATCTGCGGATTCTCTCAAAATAACTGGAGGTGCGACTTTTGGGGGGTCTTTAGCAGCGAATTCTCTCGGAATAACTGGCAATGCGACCGTTGGTGGAATTTTGACGGGAAATCTTCTTTCGATAACTAGCGATGCGACTATTTCTGGTCGTGCTTTTATTAACGGTAATGCAACTTTTAGTGCCAATGCGACCGTTGCTGGTAATGCGACTGTTAATGGGAGTTTGGGTGCGGATACTCTCACGGTAACTAACAATGCAACCGTTAGTGAACGTTTAGCAGCGGATTCTCTCACGGTGACTAACGATGCGACTATAACTGGCAATGCAACTATAACTGGCAATACAACTATAACTAGCGATGCGACTATTGCTGGTCGTGCGACTATTGCTGGCAATACGAGTGTTGCTGGTGATATGACTGTTGGTGGGCGTTTGGCGGGGAATTCTCTCACAATAACTAGCGGTGCGAGTGTTAATGGGAGTTTATCGGCGGATAGCATAGTAACTAACAATGCGACCATTAATAACAATGCAACTGTTAATGGTAATGCAACTGTTAATGGATGTTTGGCTGTGAATTGTTTCACAATAGGTGGTAATACTATCGTTGATTATCTTTATCCCGTCGGGGCGGTTTATCTTGATACTTTTGATGTTAATCCCCAAACTCGATTTGTAGGAACCACTTGGACTAAGATTTCTGAAGGTAAATTCCTCGCTGGAGTTGGTACTGGAGTGGATAAAAATCTCACAAATCAGGCATTCTCGGCTGGAGATGATGTCTCTATCGGAGAATACGGACACACACTAATTGATAATGAAATGGCATCACACACCCACGAAGGATATACAATGGCGCGTGGCGCGGGTGGTGAAATATTAACCGATGAGTGGCCACCATCATTCATCGGTCGAAGTGTATTAGTACATGAAAACGAGGGACATACCAGCGGAATAATTACCGCTCCTACTACTAGAGGACAATTGGATGGTGCAGTGTTTGTTGACAGTGGAGGAGGTGATCAACCACATAACAACATCCCACCATACTTCGGGGTGTATATCTGGAAACGAATAGCTTAATAAGAAAATATGGCTGATATTCACATTTCAAAAATCAAGGTTCGCAGAGGGACAAACGCAGAGATCAATTCAACCCGTTTTGACCAAGGAGAGCTTATACATGCAACCGATTCCAAACGTTTATTCGTTGGTAACGGTGTATTGAGTGGTGGTAATCCGGTTTCCAGTAAAATTCACCCTCCTTTAATCAATTATTCGAGTCTTAGCACCACATTGGCAGAAGTTGGTGATCTAGTATCTGTAAATTCCATTTGGTATCAACTTACAGCATCTCCTTATAGTTCCCCCACGAATTGGGGAGATATGGGAACAAAATTCTCTACTGAATTTGTACGTAATAACGTATCCACCATCAATATGGCGGTTAGTGGATTATCAGCATCGAAAATTAATCCTAATACCATTACCAACGGTATTAAAATAGCGGATAATAAATTACAGTTAGATTATAGAACTAATTTCTTTGAAATATCATCGAATCAGCTTTCCATCAAAACCGGAGGTATTACAACACGAGAGATTCTTTCTTCATCTTTTGGTTCAGAGTTTGTACATGGTAACACCATTAATATGGCAGTTAGTGGATTATCAGCATCGAAAATCAATGCAAATACTGTTACAAATGGTATTAAAATAGCAGATGATAAATTACAGTTAGATTATAGAACTAATTTCTTTGAAATATCTTCCAATCAGCTTTCCATCAAAACTGGAGGTATTACAACAAGGGAAGTTATTTCATCATTTTTTAGTTCTGAATTTGTGCATAATATTAACGTATCCACCGTTAATATGGCAGTTGGTGGATTATCAGCATCGAAAATTAACCCCGATACCATTACCAACGGTATTAAAATAGCAGATACTAAGCTGCAACTGGATTATAGAACTAATTTCTTTGAAATATCTTCCAATCAGCTTTCTATTAAAACCGGAGGTATTACAACACGAGAGATTCTTTCTTCATCCTTTGGTTCTGAATTTGTGCATAGTAATAACGTATCCACCATTAATATGGCGGTTAGTGGATTATCAGCATCGAAAATCAATGCAAATACTGTTACAAATGGTGTCAATATAATTGATGGAAAAATTCAATTAAATTATAGAACTAATTTCTTTGAAATATCATCGAATCAGCTTTCCATCAAAACCGGAGGTATTACAACACGAGAGATTCTTTCTTCATCTTTTGGAGATGGATTGAGTGGTG